AGTTAGTCGTCTGGGCGCTCGTTTCATTCGAGACTTTAGAGATATTATATGCGGCACCTCCATCCGCCTGAGAATTATTATTATTTGTAGTAAGTAAAATTTATGAATTATTGGGTCGGGGTGTCTACTCAAACTTCCGCCCTCAATGTATTTTATTGGCTGGCTAGACCTCTCCTAAATAAGAGTATTCCGTAGAATGCCATAAATGTATAAGCCTATGTTTAATCTAATAACACATAAAATATAATATACATGGTAAATCAATATACAAGTACTATTTTAAACTTATACCACGAATAGTTCCGGGGTTTGGGTTGAGTTTTATGTCATCCCAAGACAGTATGGACTTATAAATATTTAGTCTTGAAAGCATCGAGACGATTATCATAAGTTACACCAAGATCAGCACACATATGTGAAATACCAGCTTTGCTAGCAACTTCTGTGAGCTGTGCTCGACGCATCTCATAAGTATCGCGTCCATATTGAAACCACTCTCGTAGGGCTCCATCGATGTTCATGGCACTCTGGTCAGCAGCTGAAACAGCCTTTGATTCTAAAACAGAGTGTAGGGATTTGAAAATGGATGCTTCACAAAGCACTCCATGAATCAGGCCCGTATCTTCATTGTAACGATTGTGTCTTTTCAAGAAATCTGCAATGTCATCAGACATATATTCTGTGGGTACAGACTTTTTGTCAGGCATAGTAAATTTCATATCACGTTCTTCCAAAAATTTGGCATAAGTGATGTGATTGAACCAATCATAACCTTCGCGAACAGATCCTTTGACATCATCGCCATAAACCATAACAGCCACATTTCTGCGGAAGGGTTCAGGCATGCCAAGATTAGCTGGCCACAAATGGAAATAAGCAGATCGCATTAGCAATGAATTGACAATACAATTGATATATACTGTCAAATTCTGACCTGAAGGATTAGATCCACGGTGAATGATAATATCACCATTATATGAAACACAGGAAAATGCAACTTCCGAAGCAATTCCCTTCATAATAGTAATGTCAGTATCACAGTAATCTCCACATTCTTCAGCAATATTAATCATGCACTTAAAAGCAGAGATGATCAGGGAAGCAGGCATACGCAAGTCATACTTGCTATAATCACCAGCGAAAATCCTATTATCTCCAAACTTTTTCATATGCTTAGCCAATTGATCCCATTCGGGACCCTGGGCATTTACACCAACTGCACACTCAGAAACAAGTGGGAAGATGGATAGCATACGAGCAATAGGCAAGAAATATTGCCTAATGATCAATTGCGTTGCAAAGTCAGCAGCTTGAAAAACTCTAACTTTGGCTTTGTCTGTGGGAGTAGGTTCATCCTTAACACAGGCTTTGAAAATGGAATAACATCTCCTGCCATCTGAAAGTTCAGAAAGCATATGATCACGTTCACGAATGATACTTTGATCAACTTCTGCGGGACATGCAAATTCAGGGTAGTCTTCTGGTTCCAATAAAGTGATCAAATCACTTTTGGGGCCAGTAAGTGGAAACCCTTTTGAAGTATTACGCGGCATAGCATCAATGAAACGTTTTCCATCAATACCAACAAGCGTTTCCATTTCAGTTAGTGGTTGCAATTCTTGTTTCACCATCTCAGAAAACTGCGGTTTTTGAAGAATTTCAATAAAACCATTACAGTAATCTTCCACAGCTTTATCAACCAGAGAAGGTTCTACACCTGCTCCTGGATTAGCTGAATAAGACAAGGATTCTTGCCACATAGCAGTTCTATGGAATTGAGGAGCACCATAGTGATTAGGTACACTCATAACTTCCTCAACAATAGGGGAAATTGGTGTTTCCATAACTTTACTCTTGGTGTATGAAGCACGAGTTCCAGATTGACCGAGATATTCAACATTACTTCCAACAGCTAAATAGTTGATGGGAGAATTAGGATGAATGTCTTGATTAATCACGACTTGTTTATCATAACGAGTTGTTGGAAAATCTCCATTGACATGAGTTGGGAAACTCGATGTCCACTTGTGACAAAGCTTAATTGCTTTTCTCAACTCGGAAGCTGATAGATGCAAAGCCTTTCCACTAGGAGTATCAGTAATACCCCGGAGATGAAATCCAATGATGGTGGGTTTGCGGAAGATACCTACAAGTGTAGCCATACACATACCAGTAAAGGTGTTATATGGGGCACTATATTGATATCCCGCACCTCCTGATTCTGAATTACGAATGTAATTAGCACGAATAAGATCAGCACGTAAATTGCCTGTCTCTTCACGATAGAGCAAATGGGCTGAACCAGTTACTGAACATTCTTCAGGAAAAAGATGGGTAATATCAGCATGAATTCCTCCAGAAGGAATGGAAACAATACAGAGATCTTTCCCTTCAATAGGAGTCATATTACTGACACTAACAAATCCTTTAAATGTAGAATTCAAAATAGAAGGATCCTTTTTTGTTACAAGGACTTTCATATCTTTACGATTTTCAAAAACATGAAGAGGCATCAAATAAAGAGTACCTCCAATTGCAAGAATATCACACGATTGCTGAAATCCATTCTCAACAAATTTGGCATGAAACAAATTAGAAGTAACTCTTGCGAGCAATTGTTCATTTGTCATAGTGCCATTTTTGTCAGAAACATGCAACTTGTTGGCAACAGCTGTAGCCCAAGGATTGGATTCAGAATCACGCTTGGTAATTTCCTCTACCGAATCTGGAGCTAGAGCCGTTTGTTGCTCATGGATAACACGCATAGATTGAATGACTGAATATAAAATCTTAGAAACGGCGCAAAATGAGAAAAACTGTACAGCTTTACTCATACGAAGTGACTTAAATAAATCATCAGTTACATCTTTACGATTAGCCAAATTAGCGATCATATCATCACGCCATTTTGCCAAAGTCAAATAGTGCAACATGGCACTAAAAAATGTAGCAAATAGGAATAATGATGAAGTTAAACAATCAAATGGAATTCCAAGAAAGATCATTGTAAACCAAAGACAAATCATATTGAAACGTGATTCACGCTCCAAAGCAATAAAGTCTTTTGCATGGTAAAGCAAATAACCCTTTTGAACCAAAGAATTGTTCAACACACATGAAGGAATTCGAACAGCGATTGCTTGTGAAGGCAAACTCATCTTCGACACTTGCTCCTTAATTGAAGCAAAAGTAAAATCGGATAAAGCTTGTTTTTCAAATTCTTCTTCATTGTCTTCCTCATAAATAGTTTCTAATTTTTCACAATGACACAACGTGTGTGCCAATTTGCATTCAGAACAATATTGACGAGATTTGATCATATTTTGAGCTTTAGAGACAACTTTGCGTTGAATGTCAAAATGACGTTTACACATAGTTGTGGCAATTTTCAAGGTTTCATGAATAGAACAGGTTTTAGGGGTGATTCCCCCACCATATGGACCAGTCATAGTTGCTTTATTTCGCAAATCTGGTACATTGACTGCAATATCCCAAACATCAGTTTCAAAATCTTCATCAGGGAATGTTTCCATTGCCTTAAAAGAATCTAAGCGTCCATCAGGAAGTGCAAATGTCTTTTTAGGGACAACATCAAGATGCAAATCAGCACGGCGTACTACAGATTCTGGTTTAATAGAACCACGACGAGCATGATAAGCTAGAGGAGCATTACTGGTAATGACAAAAACAGCAGGTCGGATCTCAATCTTTCCTTTTTCATGAAGATCAGCTTTGTTAGCATAAGTAATCATGTTATTATTAATATCAATTAATCGTTCAGTTGGTGCTTTATCGAGCCAATCATCTTTAGTGTTTCCCATATCATCGAAATAAATACCTTGAGTATCTCCTTTCAATGTGGAATCAAATTTGTCGGATTCTTTAATAATAGCTGTGTTGTCCGGATCGGGATCAGCATCAGCAATGTTCAAGCAATCTGACATCAACAATTGAGCAACGGTAGATTTGCCTACACCAGACTCACCAAAAATATAGATGGTGAAAGGGGCGTAACGCAAAGTGCCGTTAATTCTCTTTGATTGATAAGCAGCTCTGTTTTGACGAAGTGTGGTCAAACGCTTTTCAATAACAGATTGTTGCCAAGTACCTTTAGATGTTCTAAATGCAGCTTCAGCCATTTCAATAGCTTCATCTAACATTTTTCCATACATAAGGTCATTGATAATTTGGAGTTCACCTTTATAAACAACTGGTTTTGCACATAGGTTAAAAACCATAGCGTGTTCATGAGCTTCAATGATAGTAAAATACAATTCATCAAATTCACGACCAACCTCAGTTGTAAATAAAAGTGGTGTTAATGAACCTTGTTTAAAGCATTCATATCCTCCTTCGATAAATGCAACGACAGTGTCAAGCATAGCACCAAAGAAATCAATAGCAGTAGCATGCTTACGCACACTACCAGCTCTGAAAAGTTCAACTCCTTTTACAGTCCAAGAAAGATTCGTTACACTACATAAGCCAATAGATGCGGCTAATGAAATGAGATTTGAAATCTTCTCAAAACAAGGAGCATTACGAACCAATTCCCAATTTTCTGAAATTTTGGGTAAATAGCTGAGCCAGTCTTGAGAACTGGCATCACCTGATTGTGGTTCGAAAATGTTATAACCAAAAGTCTTCTTCATCCACTCAAGAGTGGGTCCTTGATCC